GGTTTCGCATCGCGCGGCAACCCCGCGCGCTCACCGCCAGCAGCGTCTCCGTCGGTGTGCAGGACGCGCGTGAGGCGGCGTTGAAGAGCAACGCCCCGGTCGGGCAGTCGCGCTCGAAGATCGAACTGGCGCTCGGCTTCTACGGGTCGCTCGGCGAGTGCTGGTATCCGTCGCAGTTCTACCTCCGCGCGATGAAACGGATCCGCTACTACCCGGCGCTCCTGAACGAAGCCGGCGAACCGGAAGAGGTCGAGGACGGCGAACTCCGCGCCCTGTTCGACCGCATACATGATCCGGGCGGGACGTCGATGGCGCAGCTCGCGTCGAACTATGGGCGCCTCCGCTTCCTCGTCGGTGACGGCTACCTGATCGTCTCCGAGCAGGAGACCAGGCCGGGAGAGTTCGAGGAGGCCTGGGAGTACCTGTCTCCGATCGAGCTCGAACTCGTGCGGAACACGGCGCCGCAGGAATACAAGCGAGACGACGGGATCGAGAAGCGCACGCTCGTCGAGGCCGGTGACCTCGAAAGTGTCGGCGGTGACCGCGTCCGCGTCTGGCGGTTGTGGCGAAGCGCACCCGGCAAGAGCGGCCTCTCCGACGCCCCGGTACTCGCGCAGATCGAGAACTACGCGACGCTCGAGCGGTTGACGCTCGCGGTCGGCGCGACCTCATGGAGCCGCGCCGCGACGCGCGACATTCTCTATATGCCGGACGAGGTCGACCTGGGCGGTCAGGACAACGACCCGAACGATCCCGGCGTGGACGAGGACCCGATGGAGGACTCGTCGATCCGTGAGCTCGTCGAGGCGTTCACGTCGCCGATCGCCGATCCCGGTGCGGTCGAGGGCGCGTCGCCGATCATCGTCCGCGGGCCGGCCGCGTACATCGCGGAGAACGGGCAGGCGCTCCCGTATGCGTCGCTGATCGCCCGGATCCAGGTCGGGCGTGACAACCCGTATTTCGAGACGGACGCCTGGACGAAGGTGATCGAGCGGATCGCGCTCGGCCTCGACATGCCCGCCGAGATGGTCACGGGCACAGGGAAGGTGAACCACTGGGGCGGCTGGCTTCTGGACGAGCAGGGGTTCCGCCAGCATGTCGCGCCCGTCGTGGAGGACTTCTGCGAGGACATCGGCTCCGCGTATCTGCGACCGGCGGCGAAAGCCGCGGGACTCGACTGGGAGAACGTCGTCGTCTGGTACGACCCGGTCGCGGCTGTGGCGCACCCGGACGAGGGGCCGACTGCGAAGGACGCTTGGGAGAACGGCGCGGTGTCGCGCGAGTTCTACCGCAAGGCGATCGGTGCTTCGGACGAGGACGCGCCGAGCGACGAGGACGAGGAGTTCCTGCTCGAACTGAAGGGCAGGCGTCCGGCGAATGGTGCGGACGAGGGCGAGACCGCGCCGCAGGACGGCGGCACCGGAGGCGACACGAACGAAGCACCGCCGGAGGAGCCGGCGAACGGCGACGGGGTGACGGCGAGCGCGAAGCTGCGCGCCGCGATGATTCTCGGCGCCGCGGAGATGCAGATTCGGCAGGCGCGCAAGGCAGCGGGCGCGCGTCTCGTGCAGCGGTCGAAGTCGTGCGGCGAGTGCCAGGACGCGATCAAGGACGTTCCGCTCGGACTTGTCGCCTCGACGATGGGCTCGGAGATGGTCCGCCGGGTGATCAACGGTCACACGGACGAAGCCGCGCTGGTCTGCGGTGTCGGTGATCTGCTCGCGGAGCAGGTGCGCGAGTTCGGCCTCGGTGTGTCTGTGTCGAACCAGCTCGGCGCGATGGTGGAGTCGCACGCGCAGCGGACGTTGTATGAGGCCGAGTGCCCGCGGTTGCCACCGGGGTTCGCTGCTGTTGTCGAGAAGGCTCTACGGTGAGGAGGATCTGATGCCGCCCGAACGGTCGCGTCAACTGATCGGGAACGTGTGGCGCTACGTCACGGCTGCGACTAGCGGCGGTAACGGCGGTTCGCAGACCGTGCAGCAAACCGCAGGCCGCGTGGTGACGACCGCTGAGATAGCGAGCCTCGGCACGGTGTTCATCGAACTGGTGCCAGCACCGGGAGTGGGCTTTGCGCTGATCCCGCTCACGTTCGCCTGGACTTACCGCTTCGGCACGACTCCCTACGACAGCGAACCCTCACTGAACATCGACTGGGACGGCACGACCTACGGCATCATTAGCGCCAACAGCGCCCTTTTCCGCACGGTCGATTCGTTCTCGTTCGGCAGCGCAACGAGCGAGGCGCGGAAGCCGCTGGATACCGCCGAAGACTTGCCTCTAATCCTCGGGTTTGACTCTGGATCGCAGCCCGTGGACGGTGACGGCAGCGGTTTCGCCGTCGTGACCTACCAGACGGTGCCGCTCTCCTAGGGCCGAGAATCAGCGACCGATGACCGTAGAAGCCTTCGCCCGCTCGCTCGACCGCGCACGCAAGCGCGCCGACACGCACCAGGCCGCGCTCCATGCGATTTACCAGGACGATCTCCGGCGAGCCGCGAACAAAGCAGCACGGAACCTCGTCTCGCAGGCCGCGCTCACCGCGAGCGACTGGCAGCCGCCGCCCGAAGGCACACTCGTCACAGGGGTAGGCGTCTCCGTCGCGCTGAAAGAGCAGCAGGCGCGCGCAGCCGAGACCGTGATCCGGCTCCCATTGGAGAACGCCGGGATCGCCTGGGACGCCAGTGATCCATTGCTTCAAACATTTTTACAACAGACCGAAGCGTGGGCGGGCCTGTCGATCGAGCAGGCGTTCCAGCCCGAGCTCCGCAAGATCATCACCGAGGCGTTCCAGCAAGGGCTGAGCGTCAAGGACGCCGCCACGCTGATCCGCACCACGTTCAGCGAGACCTCCGTGTGGCAAGCGGAGATGCTCGCCCGGTCGAACCTGAACATGCTCGGAAACGGCGGGATGCAGGTTGCGGTTACGCGCTACAACGAGCGGGCGGCGGCAGCAGGCGACAAGCTCGTGCAGACAAAAACCTGGGTGACGGCCGGCGACTCCGCTGTCCGCCCGTCGCACGTCGCCGCTGCAGGCCAGACGGTGCCGTTCGACCAGTCGTTCCAGGTCGGCGGGTCGCAGCTCTCGTTCCCCGGTGATCCCGGCGGTGCGCTCGCGGAAGTGTTGAACTGCAGGTGCATAGCGCTCTACGGAACGAGTGCTAGGCGTAATCTGACCGCCGCTGTACTATCCCCCGCGATGGCGACCGTCCGGCAGAAGGGCAAGCGGCGAGGCAAGGCTAGGCACGTTCCCATCGCCAGCGGGAACGATCGCCGCAGATGGCGTCCCGTGAATCCGATGCGCGACATGGCCGCCGCAGCTATGCCGACTGTGCAGTGGGTCTCCGATCTCGCGTTCGAGGGGACCGCGACCGGCGACGGCCGCTTCATGCTTCCCGGCTCTTTGAAGTGGCGCGACCTGCCGCTGACGCTGATGGCGCAGACCGTCACCGACGAAGGACACGACGGCGCGTTCATCGCAGGACGAATCGACAAGATCAACCGCACGAACATCGACATCGACGGGGCATCGCTCGAGGAGGGCGTGACGAGTTTGCGCGGCGGCGGAATCTTCGACATGGGCGGCGAGAACGGCGCCGAGATCGCACGGCTGGTCGGCGACGAAACGCTACGCGGCGTGTCGGTGGATCTCGCTGTGCTCAACTGGGCGTTCCGTGATCCCGACACGGGGGAGATCATCGAGCCTCTGGAGATGACGGAGGAGCAGATGGACAAGGCGTTCCTCGGACAGATGCAGTTCGCTGTTCGTGAGGGCGAGTTGCTCGCCGCGACTGTCTGCCCGACGCCGGCGTTCGCCGACGCGAAGATCGCGCTCGCCGCATCGGGCCAGCATGTGCTCAGGATCGTCACGTCGTTCGAGATCGTCGACGAGGCGCTGATCGCCGCCGCTGCTCCGGTTGCGCCGCCGCGCGAGTGGTTTTACGTTCCCGAGCCCGACCGTGCGGTGCCGTTGAGCGTCACCGACGACGGGCGCATCCACGGGCATATTGCCGCTTGGGGAAGCTGTTATTTGGGCCGCCCCGGAGAATGCTTCCAGCCTCCGCGCTCACCGTCGTCCTACGCCTACTTCAACCTCGGCGAGATCGTCTGCAAGGACGGCACGACCGTCGCCTGTGGTCAGATCACGATGGACACCGACCACGCGCCGCTAACGCGCGGCACCTCCTGGCAGGCGGCGAAGGCGCACTACGAGCAGACAGGGCTGTGTGTCGCGGACGTGCGCGCGATCGACGGGCAGCACGGGATCTTCGTATCCGGTGCGCTCCGGCCGAACCTCAGCGACCAGCAGGTGCGCGAACTTCGCGCAGCGAAGCCTTCGGGCGACTGGCGGCAGATCACGCCGGGCGGGCCGCTCGAGCTGATCGGGGCGCTCGAGGTCAACCGGCCCGGCTACCCGGTGCCACGGCCGCAACTCGCGCTCGCCGCGAGCGCCGCGCACCCGGAGGGCGAGCCTGTCGCGCTGATCGCCGCGGGTGTAGTGGACGATGCGGCGTATGAGCGGCATCTGGAGGTTCTCGGCGCTCGCCTGGACGGGCGGGACGCTCTTGCGGCGTTGATCGGCTGATGGCGACTCTGGAGCGTTCCCGACGCCTGATCGGTGGCGTCTGGAAGTACGTCTCGGCGAGTGAGAACAGCGGGAACGGCGGTTCGCAGCCCGGGGCGGTACGTCTGCTCGACCTCGGAACGCTTGACGCGGCGACTGTCGCAGCCGACGGGCCGCAGCTTCTCTACACGCCCGACGCCGGGGAACGTGTCTACGGCGCGCAGGTTACGAACGTGACGCTTCCCGATCAGGACGCGGGACTGTTCGTGGGTGTGCTCGCCGATCTCGTCACCAACTTCAGCGCACCGGAAACCGTGGCGCTCGCGTTCACTCACACCGACCTAGTTGGCTCCATTTACGTCAACCCGGACGGCGAGGACACAGCGTCTCTTTACGGTGTCGGCTCCGCAACCTCTGGCCCTGCGGGTGTCCTGGCCGACCCCGTGGTGGCAGCGTGGATATCGGGTCAGGGTGTCGTCACAGCGGCGGCGGCGGCGTGGCAGGCGCTCCATCCGTACTCGCTCGGTGACGTTGTGTTCGGGGACACGGGCTACATCGAGATATGCACGCTCGCGGGAACGTCGGGCGCGTCCGAACCAACCTGGCCGAGCGACGGAAGCTCAGGCATCCCCGACGGTTCAGTCGAATGGTCGGAGGCTCCGCTGCCGACTGTCGGCGGCTTCGACCTCGCGTTTCACGTCTCGCTACCGGACACTCCGTAGGGCCGAGAATCAGCGTTCCCCGCCTCGCGGTAATCGTCCAGCACCATCCGAAGCGCGCACGCCTGCTCGACTCGCTCCTGCCCGCGCTCGGCGAGTGCGACGTGATCACCGACCCGGAGCCGGACGGTCCACCGAAGCCGATCCGCTGCTACCTCGCCTGCCTCCGCGCGTTCCCGCCGTGGGCCACGCACCTCCTGATCGTGCAGGACGACGCTGCGCCATGTAGACGGTTTGTAGACAAGGCTCAAGCGGCGGTCGAGGCTCGTCCGGACTCGCTAGTCGCTCTATTCCTCGCCGGCGCTCCCGCCAGATCGGCGCGGCTCGCGCAGCAGGCACACCGCCGCGGCGAACCGTGGATACGACTGCACCCGACCGACTGGTGCCCGACCGTGGCGACCGTCTGGCCGCGCGCCCTCGCGGAACGATTCCTCAGCTGGTGCGACGAGCATCCGAGGCTGATCAAGATGGGCG